CGCGTAGAAAACCTGTGCATCGTTAGGATAGATCTAAAATTTTCTTTATTATGTAGTTAGCCTTTTGAAGGAACACTTGAGCAATATTATCTTGGTAAGATTATCGACATTATTTAATTTTAGTATTCTTGTATTAAGATAATTTTAGCTACATTAGTGCGTGATTTTAACATTATCAACCTGAAACATTAGCGTGAAGAAGTTGTTGAGTCAATTGGTTGCTGACTATATTACGTGACATCAAAACCTGAAAGCAACCGATGTACAGCAACAAGTAGGTGACCGTTTAATTGCGGTCTGTGTTTAACCAATCACGTGCATTACGCATGTGTGAAATGGAAGTGAAATCATGGCTCTTCTACCTAATGCGTCTATCAAGACCAAGGTTGATGTAACCAGGAGCCGTTTTGAGTGGAAGCGTCAGTACTCGGTGGCGCCCACAACGAACATCCTGGAAGAAGGTACCCTTCTGACGCGCATTCCTGATGCTGCTGGTTTGGGTGTAGTTGTTATCCCGTCAGTAACGGCTGGGGCAAATCAGCATCCTGCTGGCATTTCGCTGCAGAGCAGAATTTCGGCCTACACGTTTACGAAGTGTCAGGACGTGGTGGTCCCGCATGCTCTTCCGTTCACGGTTCAGCTGGCCGAGACCAACCTGATTAACCTCGGTGGTGATCTGGCTGAAGCTCGTGCCTACAACATTACCGCTGGGGCAGCAATGACCGTGTTTGCGTATCCTCCCGGAGCGCCGCCTGCTGCAATTTCTGGACAGGTTGCAATTTGCCCGCTGACTGGTGCGTGCATCTTCCACCTTGATGAAGCTCGTGATGTTGTTCGTATCACCTACAGGTATACCCTGACGGCGATCGAGCGCGACATGCTGCTTCGTGAGAGTCACGTTAACCGTGGGTCCGAGAGTATCTTTGGGCTCATCACGGTTGCGGTTGGTCACTGCGTTGTGTACACCTCGATGTACAAGGCCTCTGTTGCGTATGCACCTGGTACGCATCTACAGTGCGGTGATGGAGGTCTCTTTGAGCTGCTTGCTGCAGGTACGGAGTTCGGTAGAGTAGTATCCGTACCAACACCTAACGATCCTTACCTCGGCGTTGAATACGTAACCCCTGCGTAACGCGAAAGGAGTGAAATCATGTCTAAGCTAATGCCCAATACGAAGCTAGCACTCCGAGATCGCCGTGGTCAGGACATCGCTGAGGGTTTTGCCTTCAAGGTGGATCAACGGAGTGGTGCAGTGAAGCGTTCGGCCAGCACTCAGCTGGTAGATCGCGATGGCAACTATAATGCCGGTTCCAAGCGGGACCTCATGGAGATCGTCGACGGCATCGTTAAGATGGCGCGCGTTGGTGAAGTACAGCAGTCGACCGGCATTCAGCTCGGCAGCAATGCCGATTGGGGTAAAGAGGGTCATCTTGTTCATGCTGCCATGAATGAGAAGAGTCCCACTCCCAATGGTCCGTTTCAGATCTTAGGTGAAGTGTTCACCGATTCCATTTCGGAGACGATGGGTCGCATGGGATTCAGCAACAAGGTTCTTGCCCAGCAGGACGTTGCTGAGGGTGGAACGGCTCGTATTCGTGTTCGTCAGAAGGATGTGACCAGCTGGATCATGCTTTCGGACGGCCACACGGTTGAGTCGCTTGTAAAGCAGAAGTATCTCTATCCCAAGGGGTACAATCTTGAGACCCTCATCATGATGGAAGAGGCCGAGATCTTCGAGGCCGGTACCCAGATCATCGAAGAGAAGTATAACGATGGTTTGGAAAACACCATGGTCAGGGAAGACAACGTAACCAAGTTCCTGTTGGACCAGGCGGCTGCTACGCATAACGACGTGATCGCGTTCAACGCGTTTACGCCTAACGTCTTCGTGACGCTGCGTAATCAGATTTGGCAGTGGAGCCTTGCGGTTCCTCACGCTCTCATGGCGATCGACCTGTGGGACGATCTGTTTGCTGATGCGGACTGGGCCCGTTGGTATTCGCCCATCGAGAAGCACGAGTTGGCCGTGGAAGGCAAGCTCGGTCGTCTTGGTGACGTTGAGCTGATCACAGACGGTTTCCGGTACGACACGCTGCAGGTTCTCAACCCCGGTGAGATCTACATGCTTGCTGCTCCCGCCACCCTCGGCGCGAAGTGCAACATGATCGCTCTCAACTCGACGGTTGTGGATCAGCGCATGATCGGCCGCGCCGCTCGTGGTTGGTTCCTGTTCCTCCGTCAAGCTACGGTTATCGCGAATAGCCGTGGTGTGTCGAAGGGTATCCGCATCTCCTAGTAGAGAGTGCACCTCCGGGGAGTCCAGTCTCCCCGGAGTTTTTATAATAAGGGTTTTATATTGTAGGTTACGAAATCACTATCAAACGCTACTATTAGTAGCCGTATCAAGGAGACTCGCGATGGCAAAGAAACCGCTTCCTAATTACATTCGTGTTAACGGTCGTGTCTACAAGCGTGCTGCTGATGAGCCTAAGAAGCCTGTAGCTGATCCGGGTCTTTCAGCAGAGAAGGCTGGTATTTCGGCCAAGTTACAATCATTACTTCCTAGTGTACAAAAAGCTGTATCGTCTGATGAGTTAGAGAAGGTACTGAAGGACTTTTTTCAAGATATTCAGGCACTTCGAACTGCTGCTGCTACAGCCAGGATCGCTAGGACAAAACAGCGCGCCACTAAGTAGTCAGATTTGTTGCCAGGAAGAGTTCTTGGTCACGGCGGTATACAATGCTTCGTCTTTGGCTGGATGACGATGACAATCGTCCCGTTCCGCCAGGCTTCGACTTGCATGTTAAAACCGCGCAAGAGGCCATCGACGCCATAGCGTCTGGTCAAATTTCTGAGATTTCACTAGACCACGATCTGGGGCCTCCGGAAGCTGGTACTGGCTACGATGTAGCTAAGTGGATTGAGGAACAGGCTTATCTTGGGGCTATTCCAAAGTTAGTCTGGTCAGTTCATTCTGCTAATCCTGTCGGCGCTAAAAATATACGTAATGCTTTAGAGTCTGCAGAGCGTTACTGGGCTCAACATAGGCGCGTGCTTGAATCACAACAGAGTCACGAATCAGCTGTTTTGGTGCGTTATTTAGGAGCTGCTTATAGGTTGGTTCATTAACATGGGAGCAGATATCTGATGTCAGAAAAAATCAATAAGGTCAAGTTTACACTCGAAGACGCCAACGCGTTAGCGGCTGAGTTGGGTATTGATTGGGAGAGCGTTGACTTTAACGCTGAACAGTTTTTACGTGGATTACAGGTTGAGTTAGAGCACGGTACAAAATCTCCAGAGTCAAACGTGACCGACGATGATCCTTTGTTAACTGGTAAAATTGCGTTGGTTCATTTGCGGGAGTTGCCTGATTACTATGATCGCTTAGCTAAGATGGAGAACGCGGTAGATAGTCAAGATGAACCAACTGAGCGTGCTGCCAGCACAGTGCCTCCAGCATTTATTAGTGTACATGGTACAGTCTATCGGCAGTACAAGCCACCTCGTTTCATTCAAGTCAATGGGCATGTTTACGAGTTTGTTAGCGCAACCGTTCAAGGACGTGAATTGAAAATTAAAGAGTCGCTTGATGAGATTATTATGTATACAGATAATATTCGTGATCATGTCGATAAGGATTTACCGGTGGCGATCCAGACTCTAGAAGCTTTTGTGCACGGACATGATGTCGTAAACGTAGAATCACTTAATAAATTAACCGATAAGGCAAAATCGACCAAGAGTAAGATTTGGGATTTAATAGAATCGATTGAACAGTTTGACGATACATCTATACCGGTGACTGAAAAACCTGTACAAGAAAAAGTAGAAGAATTAGATAACGATATTGAAGAGTTAGAAGAAAACAAGGTGTAGTTGTGCCTGAAACTACTGTTACTCAAGACGAGTCTGATCCCATTAAGGATAATATCGCGGCGGTTATTAAAGCGTTGAATTCTGTAGTACGGTCTGCTGACTTCTCAGCAGCCGAGAAAGCTACATCCAAGTTAATTTTAAATCGAGGTGCTTACGGTATCGTTAACGACGTTACTGTAATTAACGACCTGAATACATTGAACAAACTGTTTAGTGCTTCGGGTAAAAACGATTACATCTTAGTAGTTACTTCTTTGATAGATGTATTGAAACAAAAACCCGTTACGAGGTCTGCCATGTTTCAGTCGCCAGAGAAAATCAGAGTTAATGGTCACGTTTATGAACGTGTTGAACCAGAAACACCGCAGTTCATTAGAGTTAGCGGACAAGTGTTTCGTAAGGCCTCTGTTGCCGAAACAATGGAAATTCTGGCCAAGAAGAAGCCTTGGGGTAAGCTGCCAAAAGGATGGACCATGAAATCTCTCAAGGAGTTTTGGGAGAGTCTTGGTGGTAAGGGTAAGCCAAGTGTAACTGCCTGTATTCGTAAGATCAAGTCCAAGCATTCTGAGATTGACGATCCTGGTGCTTTTTGTGCTAGTGCCGCTCGTCGATTAGGTGAGAAGGTAACGCGTAAGAAGTCTTAGGACAAAGAGTCTCGTTACGTTGATTCGTTTGACGCACGGAG